TGAATTGCATAGTGTGAGAGTGAATTTAACTGATTAAAATCAGTGAGATATATAGATTATGAAACATATTGTTGAAGCAAAAAACTTCGTGTTTTCATGCTTTTAGGTGATTTCATGTTTTCTGTGTTTTGATTTTTATTATCAGTAAGATACGATGTTTTATGTTCGTATGTTTATGCGATTTTTTCGACTGTAGCAACGAACGGTGTATCAATCGGTGTATCAATCGCATTCACGAATCCAAGTAGGGCGGGCTATGGCGGGCACTAACAAGCTAAGTGATAAAAAGCTCAAGGCACTCCAGGGGGCCAGCCGCAATGCGCCAGAAATGTATGCTGATGGTGAGGGTTTAAGCGTCAGGGCATCAAAACAAGGCCAATTAAGCTGGGTGTTTTCTTACCGGTTGGGTGGAAGGGGTAGCAAACTTGAACGTTTAACGCTTGGCCGTTACCCGGATTTGTCGCTGAAAGCTGCGAGAGAAAAGCGGGAAAAGTGCCGTCAATGGCTGGCTGGTGGCCTTGATCCAAAAACAGAGCTTGTACTGAGCACAGAAGAAACGCTTAAGCCTGTGACAGTGCAGGATGCTCTCGAGTACTGGTTGGTGAATTATGCCAGGAGAAAGCGAAGCGACGAAGAACTGGTAAGGGCACAGCTACGCAAGCATATTTACCCGCGCCTTGGTCGTTATCCACTCGCCAGATGTGAAACCCGTCATTGGGTGGCCTGTTTTGATGAAATAAACCAGACTAAACCCATGACCGCCGGCCGTATGTTTCAGATTTCTAAACAGGCGTTACGTTTCTGCAAGGTTCGCCGCTATGCTGCCAGTGATGCCTTGGTATTTCTAACCATTCAGGATGTAGGCCAGCCATCCGGCCAGCGCGACCGCGTATTGTCAGATAGCGAACTGGCTGATGTATGGCGTTGCACAGACAGCGATGACCAGCATCCGTATTATTCACGTCTTCTTAAAATGTTGGTGCTCTTTGGTGCGCGAACGATGGAGGTTCGCCTTTCTCGATGGTCTGAATGGGATTTTACCTCGTGGATTTGGACAGTACCGAAAGAGCACAGCAAAACCCGCGAGAAAATCGTGAGATCGATACCAGAAGCTATACGCCCGTGGTTGGAAGAGTTAAAGCGCGAGACAGGGAAAACAGGCTTGTTACTGGGAGAAGATCGTACCCGTCAGGCTGTATCATTGAAAGGGCGCAGGCTTTTTAAAGATTTTCACCATAACGAGCCGTGGACGTTGCATGATTTACGCCGCACGTTCTCCACAGGGCTCAACAATATGGGTATAGCACCACATATAGTCGAGTTGCTGCTGGGCCATGCCTTGCCGGGCGTCATGGCGATTTACAACCGTAGTCTGTACTTGCCTGAGAAGCTGGACGCGCTGAATAAGTGGTATGAACGATTAGAACTTCTTGCGGGTAATCATCAAAATGTGGTTCTGTTACCTGTAATGAATAGAGATTAAACTGATATTGCGGGCCTAGGTCGGCCAACCGAAAAGCGGGAAACCCTACCCGTCTGACTCGCAAATTAATTTAGGGGCGTTGAGGGCAGCGCAATGGCTAACGACATTAAAATTCCTTTTCAATACTGCAATATTGAACGTGCTTCGAGATTGCTGGGTTGTGAGATTAGCGACCTGATTAATTTAGGTGTTACTAAAAAAATATCTTTATGTCTAAATTTGTTTGATGCTCGCGCTGTTTTATATATGAGAACTGACAGCAAATCTGCATGCGACTGGTTTGATACCAGAAAGGCAAACTCCACCACATCCATGATGGGAAGCAATGTTACTGAATTTTCCAGACTTCATCTCTACAGATGCGATTACAATGAGGAAACGGAAGAAACGATTCACGTGCCTTTATTTGGTCAAGATACAGAAAATGGGTGTTTCAGTTCTATTGGTAAGGCTTATGGGTTGTGGCGTCTTTGGAGCGGATTAGAAGAGCTACAAAATTTTGGAGAGTATGCCCTAAGTGGTTTTGAATTAACCCCGTGCCATCCAGAAACTGATAATCCCGCCGTACAGCTTTTAATGGTTGGCGAAGATAGCGATTATGATGAAGAAGACGATCAAGTATTCAAAAATAAAATCTCTATAAATGATTTGTGGATTACTGCTCAGGATATAAGGCGGCTTCTTGACTGTGGTGGCGATTATTTCACGCTGACAGATGATATTGAATTTGTAGAACCTCATAAGATGAATGGCAATGAAATTGTGCATCATTCTGCTGAAAGACATGCAAGAAATCGAGAGCAAATTTTAATGGCAGCCATGCGCTTCAAAGAAGAGCAGCAAAATGCTTTTAATGAGAGTTGCAGAAAAACAGATGGAACTATTAACTATTCTGCCTGGGCCCGTGAGTTGATCGCCAGACCTGACTGGTTCATCAATGGTGAATTGCCAATAAAAACAGAAACGAAAATAGCAGCAATATTAAACAATGCGCATAAGAGGCCGAGCGAAAGAACACAGTAAGCCTTACTCATATACTCCTATAGCATACTGATATATTTATAAGCATTATCAGTATGCTTCTATGCTTACAATTGTATTTCCATCCAGTGTTAACGGTTGCAAACTAGCCTCCACAAACTTAGAAACAGTGGAGGCAACATGCAAAACACCATTTTTACCCCGCCTAATCCTGAACAGCGCCGCACCCTTTTAGAAGAGTACGGCTTTAAGTTCGACCGTCGAATCCGTGAAGAAGAATGTAGCGAGATCACCAGCCTTTCCCGTTCCAGCCGTTGGAAAATGGAGCAGCAAGGCCGATTCCCGCCACGCTGCCACTTCGGCCGCAATAGCTGTGCCTGGCTTCTTTCTGATGTGCTCTGGTGGGTTCGTAATCCGCCTGTAGTAGAGAACGTCAATAACCCATACAGCCGTAAATCTGCTTAATTAACTACAGGTAATCGAATATGGAAAAAATAACTGCCTTGGCTGGCAGCGGCCAAACTCAACCCGAAACCAGCCAGAAAGATATTTCCAGCGATAATTTTGCTGCGCGAATCCCTGTAACCATGAGCAAGATTGGCGGGAAAGAAACCCAGTCTGTAAGCGGCCGTATGCTTCATACGTTTCTGGTTGTAGGGCGTGACTTCACCAACTGGATCAAAGGGCGCATTAAGCAGTATGGGTTCGTTGAAGGGGTTGATTATATGATTGTCGAATATTTGACCTCGCCAAAACGGGCGAGCTCAAAATCTCGCCAGCGTATCGAGCATGACTACATTGTCAGCCTGAATATGGCTAAAGAGCTTTCTATGGTTGAGCGCAACGCGCAAGGCAAGATGGCCCGCCAGTATTTCATCGACTGTGAAGAACGTCTGCGCCGCGTAGCGCCAGAGGAACATGAGGCGGCGTTGTTGGGCTGGCGTAAAAATCGTGTAGCTGCCTGCGAAGATCATAAGAGTATGGCCGATGCAATGAAGGGCTATATCGAGCGCACCGGCGACAGGCAGCACGGCTTTGCCTACAGCAATGAATGCTCGTTCCTGAATAGCCTTGTGCTGGGTATGCACCCGCGAGTGTGGGCGAAACAGAAAGAAATCCCGGTTAAGCAGGTGCGTGACCATATGAACGCCGATCAGCTCGCGCTGCTGGCTTATCTGGAAAGCCGTGATTGTGCTCTGCTGGATCTTGATACCCGTACAGCAACCCGTAAGGCGAAACTCACCGAACTGGCACAACGCTGGCTGGTTAAGCGTGTTGGAGGGGCTGAGTGATTTTGCATAACTCGATCAGGGTTGCGCAGAATTTGAGCCGACGAAATTCGCACGCGCAAATTAACCGCGTACGTTTAACGTACGGACATCGCAACCCATTGAATCATCTTAATTATCGCGAAACGCGAGAATTGGCGAGCAACGAACACGAACAGTATTCGGGTTCATGGCAACACAACGTTAAACGTGGTTCAGAGGTTCCGACGAATAACGTAGAGAGCTGCGAGTATAACCACCCCTCTTTAAGAGGGGCAGTTCACAGCATTACCGAGAGTAACCCTGTTCAGCTTTCAGATTCCGATCTGGCTTTCTTGCGCTGGCGGCGTTTGATCTCGCCTTTTACAGCCGTGACAATGAATTGCGCTTTTGTCTCTCCATCTTCGAGGTTGCTTTCTAAGTCCGCTACAACATCGTGTGGAAAGCGTGCATTAAGCTGCTGCGATTTGTTGTTGGTTGAACCCGTTGCCATTCCTGAATCTCCTTGTGCTAGGTGCGATTCAGTATACGCAAAAAAAATAATAGTAAAAGGCTTGAAGTGCGATTCACTTGCATGTAGTTTTAAAAACAAAGGTGCGATTCACCTTGTAAGCGCGAAGCCCGGCAGTGCGTCAACACTAACCGGGCCTCTAACCAAACCGTTAGTTGAGGTAACAGTTATGGCTGAATTACAGCATACCCAAACTCGCCCCAAATATCAGTATCGTTTTCTCGCCCTGAGCGCCATCGGGCGCAACGTCATTCACATCACCGCTACCACTGAGCGCGAAGCCCGTGAGCAATCACCGGCTGGCTGCGTGATGGTATTCGCTGGCCGTCTGCCTGTGGAGGTGCGCCATGCGTGATCCAATCTGTCTGGAGCAGGCCGAATATAAATCAGCGCTGGCTTCATCACTTTACGAAACCATCCTGGAAAAAGCCTCTGCTGAATGTTCAGAAACGCTGCTGAATCTGATTTCTATTGCGTGTGATTTTAATCAGGAAATTCACCGGGCATTAATCGCCGAGCTGCACATGGGAGAGGCAAAATGAGACAGGTTCCTTTTGAAGTCCTGATGCACGCTGAAAATGCACTTTCAGAGAGTGAGTGCGCAATGTCTGTACTGAGCATGTGGATTGACAGCATTCCCGACGGTGACGAACACCGTGAAGAAGCCTGCCGTGTCGGGGCGATTATGTCTCTGCTGCATAAATCTATCGGCGAGCTGGTGAAAGCGCGGGAGGCTTACAGTGCAAAATGACTTTGTAAGCGATGTACGCAGCAAGGCAAACGGCTACTGGCCGTCAATACTGGAGCGTCTGGCGATTCCGACGAATCGCGGTGAGGGGCCGTGTCCGGCGTGCGGCGGCAAAACCCGCTACCGGTTCGACAATAAAGATAACCGGGGAACCTATTTCTGTTCGCACTGTGGCGCGGGTACCGGGCTGGATCTGGTGATGAAGGTCAATCAGTGCGGTGCGAGAGAAGCGGCTGAGCTGGTGGCCGAAGCGATGGCGCGGCCTATGCCGGAACCGAAGCCAGCCAGAGAGAAGCCTCAAACGGATATCGCCGGGAAAGTTGCGGCGCTGGCTGCTAGAGCCTCTCCGGGGCAGTCTGCTTACCTTGCATCAAAGGGGCTTCAATGCCTCTTCCCGATGCTGTCCGATGGGTCGCTGCTGCTGGTGCTGAAAAACGGTGCTGGCGCGACGACAGGCGCACAGGTGATTAAGCCAGATGGCAATAAGCGGCTGGTGGCTGGAACGGTGAAGAAAGGCTCTTTTTGCGTGGTTAATTCCGGTGAAACGCCGAAGACGGTGATTATTGCCGAAGGACTGGCAACGGCGCTTTCGGTTCAGCAGTTTCGCCCTGATGCGACAATTATCGCAGCGATTGACGCCGGGAACCTGCTGCCAGTTGCGCAAGTGATACGACAGCGTTACCCGGATGCGCAGATCATCATCGCCGCTGATAACGATATTAAGCCTGGCGAACCAAACACGGGTAAATCAGCCGCAGAAAAAGCCGCTAAAGCTGTCTCTGGCCGGGTGGCTTTACCTCAGTCTGAGGAAAAGGCCGACTGGAATGATTTTCACCAGCAATACGGGCTGGAAGAAGCCGCAGCAGCATTTAATGATTCGATGTACCAGCCGGAGGGCGAAAAGGTGGTGGTAAAACTTAAGGCAATTGACGGCGGAAAAGAGAATCAACACGAAGCTGTTACACCTGCACTTAATCAGATGGGGGCTAGCCAGCGCGGAGAAGTCCTGCTGGCTCACTACGATGGAAACCTTGCGATCCATGCAGATTCCGACACGGTACACCATTACAACGGTGTGGTATGGGTTCCTCTGACAGACAAAGAATTGCAGCGAGAAATGGCGCAGATCTACATCGATGCGGAGGTGGCGTATTCACAGAACGCTATCAAATCAGCAGTCGATACAATGAAGCTGGGACTCCCGGTAATGGGGACAACAGCCCGTAACATGATTGGTTTCAGCAATGGGGTTTTTGATACCCGCTCAGGACAGTTCCGGCCTCACAACCGAAAAGACTGGCTTCTCGTTGCGAGTGATCTGCCGTTCAGCGAACCAGCAGTAGGTGAGACTCTCGCAACCCATGCGCCGAACTTCTGGAAATGGCTCCGCCGCTCTGTAGCTGATAATGACCGAAAAGCAGATCGCGTACTGGCTGCTCTGTTTATGGTGCTGGCGAACCGGTACGACTGGCAGCTGTTTCTTGAGGTAACGGGGCCGGGCGGAAGTGGCAAAAGTGTTATGGCGGAGATCTGCACGATGCTGGCGGGCAAAGCTAACACCGTATCGGCGAGCATGGCGGCGCTGGAGAACCCAAGGGAAAGGGCGCTGGTTGTGGGCTATTCGTTGATTATCATGCCTGATATGACCCGATACGCTGGCGACGGCGCAGGGATTAAAGCTATCACTGGCGGGGATAAGGTGGCTATCGACCCAAAACACAAAGCGCCATATTCAACCCGTATCCCGGCGGTGGTGCTGGCCGTCAATAACAATGCTATGACGTTCAGTGACCGCAGCGGCGGTATTTCACGGCGACGAGTGATTTTCAACTTCACCGAAGTAGTGCCGGAAAACGAACGCGATCCGATGCTGGCCGAGAAGATTGAAGGAGAGCTTGCGGTAATCATCCGGCATCTGCTTGTGCGCTTTTCCAGCCAGAACGAAGCCAAACAGCTTTTGCATGAGCAGCAGAAATCAGAAGAAGCGCTGGCCATCAAACGTGAAGGGGATTCACTGGTGGACTTTTGCGGCTACCTGATGGCGCTTGTTGAGTGCGAGGGAATGATTGTTGGCAATGCTGAGATGGTGCCATTCAGCCCGAGGCGTTACCTGTACCACTCATACCTTGCCTACATGTCAGCGCATGGCCTGGGTAAACCCGTATCATTGACGCGGTTCGGCACTGATATGCCGGGGGCAATGTCTGAGTATGGCAAGGAGTACAAGCGCAAACAGTGCACCCGGGGGCCGGATAAAGGGCGTACGATCTCAAATGTCCTGTTAGGTGATGATGCTGATGGGTGGCTACCAGCAGCAACAGGAAATAATAATGGTGAGCAGGGGTAGGATTTAAAAATTATCGATAAAGTGTCTACCGTGTCTACTGTTATGAATAATATATTAAATAACAATTGGTTAGATGGGTAGACACTTGGTAGACAGTGTTTGGTAAGGTATCTACCGTGTCTACTTTCGGTTTGTTTTTTGCACAATGGTAGAGAGTCTGGTAGACAGTAGTAGACACTTTAAAAGATAACTCTCTACCGTGTAACATAATGAATATTAAAGTAAAAAATCAAAGAGTAGACAGGTAGACAGTTTAAGGTACAAATTTTAATTTATAACTGTGGGGAGTATTAGAATGACAGCACAGATATCAGCATACGGGCGTCTGGTGGCCGATCCGAATACCAGAACAACGGGCAAGGGTACAAATATGGCAATGGCGCGGCTGGCAGTATCACTGCCCTGTAATGCCGCTGAGGATGGACAGGCTACTTTCTGGCTGGGTGTTCTCGCATTTGGTAAGCAGGCTGATGCGCTGGCGCGGCATGTTAAAGGCGACCTTGTGAGCGTAGCGGGCAATATGCAGCTTAATCAGTGGACGGGGCAGGATGGCACCGCACAGCAGGGGTATCAGGTACTCGCAGACAGTGTGATCAGCGCCAGAACGGTGAGGCCGGGCGGCGGGCGGAAGCCCATAACTGATACTGACGACGCAAAACAATCAACCGCCGCCGCGCCGGGATGGGAAATATACAATACGCCGGAAGATTTTGACCAGCGCCCACAACATGAAGATGATTTCTGACTGAAAGGAGCAAAGAAAATGTTTACTTATAAGGATGTTCTGGAACATCGCAAGGTGCATGGCATTGAAAATGCCGTACAGGATATGGGAGTAAAGGAGTACGCTGCTGCGCTTGATAAAGATGCTGTGGTGATGATTGATTCTCACGGCTTCATTGTGGATTCGTTCACGGGAATGGCTCTGGCTGCTGATGGCGAACAGCTGGATCTCCTCATCGCGCATCTGGAGAAAATGCGTAAGGATATGCCGGAAAAGAACATGCGGGATTTGCTGAATAAATAAATTTTGTAAATTATTCGTACTCATGTTTACCCGTGATTACCCCTGTCTCTGATGGGGGTTTTCTTTATATTTTTCATGTATATCTTGAAGAGTGGCACTCAGACGTGAGCCGCCACTGGCCGTTAAGTCAAGCTGTAGCGAGTACAGCCTGCGAGAGGCAGAAAAAGATTTAACGGCCTCCCCTCCAAGCGCTGGTTTCACGTCTCAACGTTCATTGTTACGGAAACCACCCATGAAAAAATTGCTCGAACTCCGCCAGCAGAAAGCCGCACTCAAAACTCAGATGCGTTCCATGCTGGACAAAGCCGACACCGAAAAGCGCAGCCTGAACGAAGAAGAGGGCAAAAAGTTCGACGAACTCCGCGCCCAGGCTGATGCCCTCGAAGTTGAAATCACCCGTCTTGAAGCCGTCGCCGACGATCAGCGCAATCTGCCTGGTACTTCCGTTGAAGGTGAGCCAGTAAGCAACGACGAGCTGCGCCACTACATCATGACAGGTGATACCCGCTCTCTCTCCACGCTGGTGCAGGCTGACGGCGGTTATACCGTTATCCCTGAGCTGGACAAAGAGATTATGCGCCAGTTGCAAGATGATAGCGTGATGCGCTCCATCGCAACGGTGAAGACCACCAAAACCAACGAATACCAGAAGCTGGTATCTGTGGGCGGCACTACTGTTAATCGTGGTACCGAAGGTGAGGCACGTACCGAAACCAGTACGCCGAAGATGGAGCGCGTTGATATCAAACTCAACCCGATCTACGCCTACCCGAAAACCACTCAGGAGATTCTCGACTTCTCCGAAGTGGATATTCTGGGCTGGCTGTCTTCTGAAATCGCTGACACCTTCACCGCTACCGAAGAAAGCGACTTTGTGAACGGCGACGGTGATAAAAAATCCAAAGGGTTCCTGTCTTACCCTCGCGCGGCCACTGCCGATAAAACCCGTCCGTTCGGTACGCTGGAGAAGATGGAAGCGGCTGACGTTTCCTCTGATGGCCTGATCGACCTGCTGTATAAGCTGAAAGCCAAATACCGCAAAAACGCCGTATGGGTGATGAATTCCAACACCGCCGCCAAACTGCAAAAGCTGAAAAACGGCAACGGGGATTACATCTGGCGCGATCGTCTTGTTGCCGGTTCTCCCGATACGCTGCTGGGCCGTCCTGTTCAGTATCTGGAAACCATGCCGGATGCGGAGGCGGGTAAAGCGTTCCTCGCGGTTGGCGACTTCAAGCGCGGCTATTTCATCGTGGATCACACCACTGGCGTGCGTACCCGTCCTGACAACATCACCGAACCGGGTTTCCTGAAAATCCATACGGACAAGTATTTAGGTGGTGGGGTGGTTGATTCCCGCGCGATTAAAATCCTCGAAATGTCAGGTTCCGGCTCCTGATTAACAGGGGCTTCGGCCCCTTACTATTTTGGTGGTTAATTATGATCGAACCTGAGAAAGAATATTTTAATTGCTGTCTGGCTTACCAACCCAACGGTTCACTTATCTGGAAACAAAGACCTGAAAGCCATTTTTCTAGCGTTGCTCAGGCCAAAACATGGAATGCGCGGTATGCCGGAAAGTCTGCTGGTTGTTATTCCAATGGTTACAGAGTTGTTTCTGTAAATAAAAAACTGCAACTGGCGCACCGGGTTATCTGGATTATGCATTTCGGCTCTATACCCGCCGGAATGGAGGTTGATCACATTAACCATGTTAAAAGCGACAACCGGATAACGAATTTGCGGCTGGTTACTCATGCCGTGAATCAGAAGAATTTATCTATCCAGAAAAATAACACTAGCGGCATGACAGGCATACGCCGTGATAAGCGCAGCAATAAATTGATAGTCCAGATTAAACCTCGCGGACAAAAAACAAAACATATTGGCTCGTTCGATGAATTAGATCTTGCCATTTCAGCCCGGAAAGCTGCGGAAGTTAAGCATGGCTTTCATAAAAATCATGGGAGCATGAATTAACAATGAAAACAATCGATTTTGAAATCCGTACCTCTGAACTTACCGCCAAAGAGCGCAAGCTGGTGGGCTATGCCGTGCGCTGGAACAGTCTCTCAGAAATTATCTGGGACGAGTTCCGCGAGCAGTTTGCGCCGGGAGCGTTTAAAGACAGCCTGGCATCCGGTAGCGATGTGCGTGCGCTGTACGAGCATAACTATACCCAGCTGCTGGGCCGCACTAAATCCGGCACGCTGGTGCTGTCCGAAGACGATACCGGGCTGCGCTTCGAGCTGACCCCGCCGAATACCCAGCTTGGCAACGATGTGCTGGAGCTGGTGGAACGCGGGGATATCTCCGGCATGAGCTTTGGTTTCCGGGCGCTGAAAGAAGCGTGGGATATCGGCCAGTCCCCATACCTGCGCACTGTTACCGCTGCCGAACTGCGGGAGATTACCGTTACCTCTATGCCCGCTTACCCTGAGTCTGGCGTGGAAATCGCTCACCGTTCGCTTTTCTCCCAACATCCTGAACTGCGTCGCGCTGGCGATAACCGTCGCCGCTGGGCTGAATTAGCGGGGCTCTGATATGTGGAATATCTGGCCGTTTGGCCGCAAGTCTGAACCCTCCGAACAGCGCAGTATGACCATTGATGAGTTTCTGGCGATGGCAGGGATTCCAAATACCGGATCAGGCGAATATGTGTCTGCGGGTACTGCGGAATCTCTGCCGGCGGTCATGAACGCCGTATCAGTTATCAGTGAGGCGGTGGCAACAATGCCCTGCTACCTCTACCGCGTGCGTAATGATAACGGGCGTGAGGCGCGAGAATGGCTGAGCAATCATCCGGTGGATTTTCTGCTGAACGAGCAGCCGAACGACTGCCAGACACCTTACCAGTTTAAACGCACGATGATGCGCCATTGTCTGCTGAATGGTAACGCCTATGCGGTGATCCAGTGGGGCCGCGACGGCCAGCCGCAATCCCTGCACCCGTATGCGCCGGGAGCGGTTGTTCCTGAGCGTATCGGCCAGCATAAATACAAATACACCATTACTGAACCGTTTACCGGGGCTGTGCGCACCTACTTGCAAGAAGAGATCCTGCACCTGCGTTACTCGACCGATGATGGTTTTCTGGGGCGCTCGCCGATCACCACCTGCCGTGAGGCGCTGGGGTTAGGTCTGGCCCAGCAGCGCCACGGTGCCAGCATTATGAAAGATGGCATGATGGCGGCTGGCGTGGTCACTACTGCTGAGTGGCTCGACAGCGTGAAGGGCAAACAGGCTCTGGACGCACTGGAGCGCTACAAAGGTGCTAGAAACGCCGGGAAAACGCCGATCCTTGAAGGTGGCATGGACTACAAGCAGCTTGGCATGAGCAATCAGGATGCCGAATGGCTGGCCTCCCGTCGCTTCACCATTGAAGACATTGCCCGCATGTTCAACGTGTCGCCCATCTTCTTGCAGGAATACAGCAACAGCACCTACAGCAATTTCAGCGAAGCGAGCCGCGCCTTTCTCACCATGACCATGCGCCCGTGGCTGGCTAACTTCGAACAACAAATCAAATCTGCGCTGCTGGTGGCCTCTCCCGTTCCGGGAACCCGCTATCAGGTGGAGTTTGACTCTGCTGACCTTCTCCGTGCCACACCTACCGAGCGTTACGCCACTTATGAGCGCGGCATCAAGAACGGGATCATGAACCCGAACGAAGCCCGTGAGCGTGAGGGGATGCCGCCGCGTGAAGGTGGTGACGAATTCAGCCAGGCATGGAAGCAGGAAGTGAAGATCAGTAAGGACGGCAAGGAAGGTGACGCATGAGAGCCGGGGGACTGAGAAACCGGGTAACTATCAGGGTATTCACTACTCACAGAGATCCATCTGGTCAGGTTATTCAGACCTGGGAAGACGGGGAAACTATCTGGGCTGAGGTTAAGGGGATCAGCGGTCGTGAACTGGTAGCGGCTGGTGCTGAGGTTGCCGAAGCAACGATCCGCGTCTGGGTGCGCTTCCGCCGCGATATTACCGCCGCCAACCGCCTGAAGGTGCTGACTGGCCCGTTTGCCGGGGCGACGCTCAACATTATCGGGCCGCCCATACCGGACTCAGGTATGACGCGCCTTGAGATTCTATGCAAACAGGGGACCGAGAAATGACTACTGAAATCACCCTGGCTGAAGCAAAGCTGCATTGTCGTGTTGATGGCACCGAGGAGGATGCGCTGATTCAGGCGTACATCGATGCGGCGCTGGAGGTCTGCCAGAAGCACATCGGCAAGCGGTTTGATAACGGGCTGGAGTTTACCCCGGCTATCAAGATTGGTTGCCTGATGTACGCCTCTCAGCTGTACGAGTACCGCACGATGATTGCCGATGCTGAGGCGAAAGAGGTTCCGCTGGCTATCTCTGCTCTGTGGTCTGTATATCGTGATGTGGGGGTGTACTGATGCCATGGCAGCCAATGCGCCGGTGCACCGAACCGGGATGTAATAAGCGGGTAAGGTCAGGTAAGTGTGACGAGCACAGGCGGGAAGCGTGGCGGGAGCAGGATGCCAGGCGCGGACACCGTCGCGCCCGTGGGTACTCAGCCTCATGGGAGAAGTACCGCGCTCAGTATCTGAAACGTCACCCCCTTTGTGTTGAGTGCCAGAAGCTGGGCCTCTACGTTCCTGCAAAGATTGTCGATCACATCATCCCTATCAACGGCGGTGATGATGTTCTGTTCTGGCCTGAGTGGAACCACCAGCCGTTATGCCAGACACATCATAACCAGAAGACCACACAGCAGGACCCCATCACCAAAGCGAACCGTAAAGCAGGGCTCTACATCGAGCAGGAAGAGCGGGCAGCACGGCGTAATAACTGGATGTATGAGGTCAGCGATGAATGAGAAAGACGTGGTGAATCTGTATCAGTCGCTGGCCCGATGCCGTGATGGCTTTATGCAGACCCGCACCAGACGTAATGAGCGCCAGCCAGTGAAGCGCATGAGCGAACGTGAGCGGGAGGTGATGGAATGCTTCCGCAACCGCTGACAGGCCGCATGGACGGGGTGGGGGAGGTTTTCAGGACAAAACCCATGCCGCAAGGCACCACCCGCCCCCTCAAATTTTTACGCACGGTGATTTTTTTGAAAATAAAACAGACAGGAAAACAGTAAGTTATGGCAAGACCACCCAAACCGCCCGCCTATCTTGATGAAATCGCGGCGCAGCAGTGGAAAGCGAAGGCGAAGCAGCTGGCGGAGCGTGGTGATCTGACGCCTGCCGACTGGAACAACCTTGAGCTGTACTGCGTCAATTACTCGATGTACCGCAAAGCCGTGGAAGACCTTGCCACGCGGGGATTCAGCATAGTGAACAGCCAGGGCGGTGAGAGCCGGAATCCGGCACTGAGCGCAAAAGCGGATGCCGAAAAAATTCTTATAAAAATGTCGTCGCTGCTGGGCTTTGATCCGGTAAGCCGCCGCCGCAATCCGGTAGAAACGGAAGAGGAGGACGAGCTTGACCGTCTGGAATGATTACGCAATCGCCATAAAATCTGGCGAAATTCCGGCCTGTAAGCGGGTAAAACAGGCCGTTGAAAGGTACTTTTCAGACCTGAATGACCCCCGGTATGAGTTCGATACGGCGACCGTAGAGCGGTTTATTGCCTTCTCGCGGCTCTGTCCACACGTCAAAGGCCCGCTACGTGGTCAGCCTATCGAGCTGGAGCCGTGGCAGCAGTTCGCCTTTGCTAACCTGCTGGGCTTTAAGGTCAGGGAGTCAGGCCGCCGCAAGTACAGCAGCGCCTTTATTGAGGTGCCGCGCAAGAATGCCAAATCCACCGTAGCCGCCATGCTGGCTAACTGGTTTCTGGTGATGGAAAAGGGCCAGCAGGATATCTACACGGCGGCGGTGAGCCGGGATCAGGCCAGAATCGTTTTCGACGATGCCCGCCAGATGTGCCTGCTGTCAAAACCGCTGAAAAAGCGCGTCAATATTCAGGCGCATAAAGTCATTTTCCCGAAGAGCAACAGCCTGCTAAAGCCGCTGGCGGCGAAAGCGGCCACCATTGAAGGGACTAATCCCAGCCTGGCGATTGTCGATGAATACCACCTTCACCCGGATAACGGCGTTTATTCCGCGCTTGAGCTGGGTATGGGCGCACGTCCTGAGGCGATTTTATTCGCCATCACGACCGCCGGAAGTAACGTTGTCTCCGCCTGTAAACAGCATTATGACTACTGCTGCCAGATACTGGCCGGGGAAGAAAGCAACGATTCGCTGTTTGTCCTGATCTACGAGCTGGACGACGAAAGCGAGGTTGATCAGCCGGAAATGTGGATCAAGGCTAACCCTAACCTGCATGTGTCCGTTGACGCGGCGAAGCTGGAATCCACCATCCAGAAAGCACGGGGCATACCGTCGCAGTGGGTGGAAATGCTGACCAAACGTTTCAATATCTGGTGTCAGGGTTCCACACCGTGGATGGGTGCTGGGGCATGGGATGCCTGTGCACTCGATTATGCCGAAGAAGATCTGGCCGGGATGGAGTGTTACGCCGGATTTGACCTGTCCTCAACCAGCGATATTACCAGCGTGAGTTACGCTTTCCCGTTTGAACGCGAGATCAGGCTTCTTACCCGGCACTATCTGCCCGAAGCGCAGCTACTTAACGTTGCTAACAAAAACCGCGCCATCTATCGCCAGTGGGTAAAAGCGGGCTGGATACGAACCACCCCCGGCGACTGTATCGACTATGACCGCATCCGTGACGATATCCTGCGCGACGCTGAAACATTCAATATCCGGCTGGTGGGCTTTGATACGTGGAACGCCACACACTTGCGCACTCAGTTGCAGGGGGCTGGCCTCGATGTGGAGCCGTTCCCGCAAACCTATCTGAAATTCAGCCCGGTAGCGAAATCCTTTGAGGTTTTTGTTAACCGCAAGGTGGTGCGTCATCGTGGCGATCCGGTTCTGGCCTGGGCGATTGGTAACGTGGTGATGGAGTCCGACGCCAATGCCAATATCAAGCCCAACAAAAAGAAATCCTCCAACAAGATAGACCCTGCGGTTTCTGCGCTTATGGCGTTCGGCACATTCCAGGCAGAGCACGAGGATTTTGCATTCGATATGAGCGATAGCCATAAGCAGCGACTTGCCGAATTTACCGGGATTTGAATATGCTCAAACACAAGAAAATTGAGTCTGTGATCGACGAAATGGCACGTCAATTGGGCCATGAACTTAACGGGCAGGATAAGCTGGTAATCCGTACTAAAACAGCTATGGTTTTGGCCGCTAAACAGCGGCACCGCCAGCGCATGAAGTCTCTTCCTTATCAGTGGCGTAAACCGGAAAATCCCAGACGATGAACAACCATTAAAGCACCGACATCATGCGGTGCTTTTTTTATTATTTTTCTCGATGCTGTATACTCGCCGCCTTTCCTCGGTGCTCATGCTTTCGCATTTTTTCTGGTTTGTGCGATAATCCGTATATCAATCGGTGTATCAATATTTACTGAATTGCATAGTGTGAGAGTGAATTTAACTGATTAAAATCAGTGAGATATATAGATTATGAAACATATTGTTGAAG